TAAGCCTGCAAATGCTGCCTTAAGTCCATCCAACTTGCCCAGCAATGTAGAACTTTCTCCACCCAACTTGTTAAAGTTTGTGCCAATAGTTCCAACATTAGCAGTGGTGTTTTTAGCAAAGTCTTTGGTTGCTGCATCAGCTGCTTTAACATCAGCAAGATACTTCTTGTTATCTATTTCTAAAACTACGCGAATATTACTTGCCATATCAAATTCCTTTTAATCTACGATCCACTTCTTTTTGGATCTCATGTTCAGTAGGAACAATCATACCTTGTCCATGTGTTTGTGGGCTATGATTGTCCTCAAGACGCTGTGCATAAGCATAATCAGCAACTACATTAGTTCCTTGCAAATGTGTATTACGTCTTGCATTACCTGTTCTAATTGGAGTGTTGGCTTTAAATTCAGCAAGAGCAAAGTCAGGTAAGTCAGCAGCAACCTTGTTAAGTGCTGCCAACTGTTTATTGAACTGAGTAAGATCAATCTTGACCACGGACTCGCTCCATCATTGCTTGTAGATCTTTAGTTTCATACTTGGGTGTAGGATCTTTGCCATCATTTGCGGCACGTTCTTGAAGTAGATTGCGGTATCCAATAGCAGTATCAATAACGAACACATCAAAGGTAGTAGCACTGCGCATAACTTCACTGGGAAGTATACCGTATCGTTCGCCAATTGAATCTAACAACATTACCATACTGAGTTCTATGCTACCTTCTTTGATCTGCTCTTGGGTTACTTTCCCAGGCGTTCTACCACTGCTCCAATAACGGCAATCATAACATCATTAGGAAGGCTGTTGCCATCTGTAATAATCTTATTGCCATTTTCATCCATGACAAGTTCATTGACCATACGGATCATCTCGCCATAGTTGTCTGTTTGATTTGTTGCCATCTTGATGAATTGTTCAATTGGCTGGCGATCATAAATCCAGAACTCCAATTCATCAAGGTATTTTGTTTTAATTGCTTCACTGTCAAGAGTAATCTTAACTAGTTGTGGCTTGCTAGCCAATTGTGTGAGGTTGAGTGCCATATCTTAAATCTTATCTTTCATGTAGTGTAATGCGGATAACATGAAGCGTAATCGTGCTTCAATCTGTTCTGCATCTTTGCGTAGACATTTTAGTTCACTAAGTGCTTTAGCATTCTCTGCTATCAAACTTAGAATAATGTCTTCTTGGGTTAGTTTATCAAAAATCAAATCATATCCTCCTAGGATCCAATAGTATTTATCATTAGAAAAGGACCCGAAGGTCCTAATCTTGTCTAGTTACTTAATTAAATTAAGCAGTTGCTACTGTGTATTCACCAGTTACTGTGATAGTAAAAGGTGTTACCCAGACTGGGCTTGCAGCACTGATGGTTGGAGCCAAACCAGTGATGTAACCTTGTCCCTTGATGATACGATCAGCAACGCCGTCTTCCATAAACTTGAATGCAAAAGTCACTAAAGACTTGTTACGACTCATGCCTAATAGACCTTGTGCAGCCACTGTATCACTAGAAGTGCTACCTACTGTAGTACCAAAGAATGTATCTTTGTCTACAACCAAGTTACCACTCATGGAGTTAGTGCTGGTTGTTGCTACTTGCTTTTTAGCAGTAGAGTCCAACTGGCTCCATGTCATAACGTCATTGCTGGCGTTGAGTGTGATATCTTGCAATGCAGGCACTGCTAAAGGTGCGCTACCTAATGTTAATGTTCCCAGTGCAATACCAGTATCAAGTTGTAAAGTAACTTGTTGTGCTGTTACGCCTGGAGTTGGGTTGATATAAGCCATATGCTTACTCCTTATGTTGTTAAACTGTAAAATCTATACTCTAAAGTGTAGACAATGATGTCATTGTTTATACTCACAGTATAGCCGAACTCTTTTCTAAAAGAATTGGATGTTATTGCATTCTTAGCATTTGCTAGAATGATTAATGCTGCGTCTAAATCAGTGTTTCTATTTTTAGCATCTACTGCCAAATGACCTAATACGTGAGTAATTCGTTCACTGACTACATTAGTTTGATCCAATGTATTCAATATAACTGAACTCTCAACAAAGGGTTCTTCCAAATAGACTCTACGTGGGTTCTTTATGAAAAGATCAACACCTTTCTCATTGTAAGGCTGCTCTTCACTGACCTTTATAGTGCCAGTGAGATTAGTCTTCAAATAATCTAGTAATTGTTGTCTCATCGTATTCTAACCAAGTTGATTCTAGTTGGCATCTTTTCATTTATGTCAATAGTGCCATTGCCGCTGAAGTCATACCAATCGCCACTTGATAAGATATCTTTGTAGGTATCTTGCCAGCGTTCGCGATAGAACTTGATTTTAACAACTTCCGCAGTGTCAGCACCGCTTCTGTCTTTACTAAAATCAGCCACACGGGGTAATATATAATCTGCTAGTGCTAGAAAGACTGTAACATCTTTGAATGCCTGCAAGCGAAACTTGATATGATCAGGGTCCACTTGAGGCAATCTACGTATGTCACCTTTTAGACTTGGGTCACGTTCAAACTGATATGATTTCCACCATTCTTCTGAACGTAACTTGTCTAAAATGCTTTGACTAGCCAAGGCTAATAAATCATCTATTACTTCTTCGGTAAGTCCTTCATTGGACGAAAAGATACGTTGATCACGCTGCATAACATCGTCGTAGTTTGCGAAACTTAAAAACTTCTTGCCACTATAATTAAATGCCATCGTGATCTCCTATTTTGATTTAGTTGCTTGTGCGAACGTCAGCAGTGATGATAACACCGTGCGTAGGTTGTAGAACCTTTGCACCAGCAACAGCCTTAACGACCAAGTCAGTAGCACGATCTTTTGCTTGACGTTGTGTTTCCATTTCCAAACTACCGCGCATAGCGTGACCGATAGCAGTACTAGCGAACACAGCGCAAGTTGCATCGTTACCAGAAGTAGCAACCAAAGCACTTTCATACACTTGGATACCAGCAACAGAACCAACATAGAAGCCATCCAATACGCGGTTACCAGCGTTGGTGTTAGCAGTGTATGCAGTAGTTGCAGTCAATGCTTTCTTCAAGTTGTATGCAGCACCAGGGTGAACAACAGCAAAGAAAGGACCAGTCAATTTAGCAGTACGCAATTGAGCAGCGGCTTGTAACAATGTTTGAACAGTTAGTTCAAAACCAGTTCCACCTAGGTCAGCGGACAAGTTAGCGAACTCAGCAAATACTTGCTTGTCCATGCTTTCAGCGATAGCACGACCAGATTGGTCACCCAACATGCCCATGACATCTTGGTAAGCACTGTCACGCAACATGTCAGTGATTTTGTGATATGTAACGTGTTCAGCCAAAGAGATGATGGCGCTGCTGGTGTTAGATGTCAAAGCAGTTGCGGCAGATTCGTCAGCAATAATGCTGGCGCTGATACCGGCCCAAATTGGCACTTGCAAGTTCTTGCCTGTGTTCATTGGTGCGTCAAAGACTGTGACCAGTTGACGTGCAACTGAGTTCTCGTATGCAGCAAATTGAGCGGCAGTGACGAGGTTAGCAAATAATTCGCTATTGGTATCTGTGTTAGAATATGATGGGTAAGCCATAATATGTTTCCTTTAAATTTAACGAGTCTTTCTAGACTCAGCGTATATCTTACGATGTTCTGGATTCTTCATATCAAGTTTGTTCAAGTCAACTTGTGTTCCAGGATTATAATTGATGCCGCTTTTGATATTGCCAGTTCCAGGTGTCGGATTAACAAAGTGAGGATTCTGTTGCAACCAAGATTGCACGAAATTATCAACACTTACCGGACGACCTGAATCATCATATCTGACTTTACCTTCTGTGTCTAACACTTCAACTTCACCTTCTGGGTTTAGTCTTAGATTGTTCCTAATCAAGGCTTTAACTTGTTCAGGGTTGACAGCACGATGTTTAGCCGCTGCATCAATCACTGGAGTATTCAATTTGAACTCTTCAATGATACGATCTCTCTTTTGGATCTCTGCATCTTTCTTAGATGAGATGTCCTGCAGAACTTTTTCAAAGTCTCCACGTTTCATTGCATTTTCCTGCTCACGTTGATTGTGCTTGGTCAGCACTTCACGTAATTGATCAGGATCGCCTAAATCGGCGTATCTGCTTTCCATCTTCTTCGTGACACTAGTTTTTGTTCTAGCCATCATGTCGTCAACTTCTTTTTGCGTGTAAACTCTGTCTACCTGACTATTTGTTGCAGCGGAATCAGTTTCCCCTGTTGTGGCCAATGTTTGTTCGGTCATTGTGATCCTTGCCTCTTCTCTGATAAGAGTATGTTAGTTTGTAGATTATTATCTACTCAATCGTATTTACCACCGCAAACCTATGCGGCAGTTCTATACAGCGATAATTATGAGTTAAATTTAACTCTTTGTATCTTCTTTGTCGTCTGGCACTTGAGCATCTGCTGCTAACTCAGCAGGAGTATCTGTCAGTACATCTTGTGCAGTTTCTGGATCTTCACTTGTGACATTGTCAGTTAAATCATTAACATCATCAAAGTCTTCCATGCCCAATATGTCTGCCAGTTTGCTGTCAATCTCTGCCAGGATCATAGGATTGCTAGTTAGATTCTTCATAGTGGTCAATTGATCAAGTTCATGCACAGTGTTGCGCATGGCAAACTCATTAGGATACTCAATACAGCCATCCCATTCTTGTCCTTGATATTCAGAGATTAGTCTCCAGATTTGTTCTTCACCTAGTTCAAGGTTATCAGCAATCTCACTTAGTCTAGCATTGAGCAATTGAAATTCAGTTTCAATAGCAATACCACTCATGGTGCGGCTTTCTGTGGCACGTGCTGCGCCCACATTGGCCATGCTGTTGATCATTGCTTGACGTTGGTTGATACTTTTGTAAATTGCTTCAACTGGTGCGCCATTAAACTCTAACAAGTATGGCTTTAGGTTAGGATCAAGATTCTCTGGCATTATGATTAAACTGCCAGCGCCTGTGCCAATGTTAGTGTCATTAGTAGCCACAAGTGACGGATGAGTATCTAGTCTAATGCTTTCATAGACTTCACTTAGTTCATTGTAGATCATTTGTTGTTGATCCGCAATGTCGCCAATGATAGGCATGCCTAGTCCTCTAACTGGACTACGCTCACTGTATAACAATACAAAAGGTAGTTTGCCCAATTCATTAGGCTCAACAACGACATCTTTGGCTTCAGTGTGCTTGAGATCAATGATGGTAGTTGTGATAGTTTGTTTAGTCCACTCTTTGACCACGTTCATTGTATCATTGACTTCTTCTACATACTTGATATAACTTAGGTCAAAGTAGCCATTTGGGGCACGTTCCCAGCGCCAGTCAGTGACAACTAAAGGACTCATTACGCTGAGGTAAGGACGAATGTTCATGTCAATCTCTTGAGCACGACTGGCAGCATCACTCTTGGGCTTGCTGACAGCAATCCAGCAATGTCCAAATACAATACTCCAGATGGCACATTCTTTCATGAAGTTGTCTAAGTTGCGTCCATCAAGGTCAGCATCTTCTAGGATGTCATCTAACTGTGGATCATTGGCCAACACGCCAAATTCTCGTTCTGGACTTTCGCGGAACAAGTATGATATGTATAAACTGACAATGCTTCTGACTTGATTGTCTAAAGGAGTTGTTTGCAAACGTTTAGCATATTCGCTGTCGCTTTCCAGTTGATGGCGATTCAGGTAGTTGAAACGACGATAGTCATCACCGCCCATGTAACTGTTTAGAAGAAACTGCCAACGGTTTCTATTACGGTTGTAAAGCAAGTTGCTGGATGTAGCACGCAAATATGCTTCTTGAAGAAATTGGTCTGCCATGAGTATAGGCTCCTTTAATAAACTATTTATCTATCACGCTAGAGCGTGTCCCCAACGGCGGGGTTGATGATGATCAGGATCAAGATCTTTCTTGATGGGGAATAAGAATTGTATAGCATAAGTCAATGCATCAAACATGTGATCAAAGCCACTGTCCTTGTCTGGGATCTGACTGCCTTCTTTATAACAAAACTGTTGCAAACTCTTGATAGTATGCTTGCACTTAGGATCAATATAGAAGCGTGTAGTAGCATCATCTCGCATGAAGAACAAACTATTGGCACAGTTGATTCTATCTTTGACTAAGGGATGTTGTCTATGATAGCGCACTGTGAATCCAGCGTTCTCCAGTATTTTAATATCAGTATTGCCATTGGCACTGGTCTTG